GCCGCTTAATTGCGTTGTAGAGCATTTCGATTCTCCTGTTGTTTCATCCCGCAAACCACAGAACCACGCGATGCAGCGGACGGAGCCGCTGATCGCTGGCTGTCTCGCGTCGGCCCCGCCTCGCCTGCATCAGCGACGGCGTCATCAGGAATCACCCAGCCGTAGTGCGTGTCCATCCACACTCCGTCTGCGGCGAATCCGTAGCACATCGGCCGATCCAGGTCATGAGTCGCTGCCGAGTCCTGCGGTGTCTCTGCGTCACTCATGCGATGCTCCTGATCCGTGCCGGTGCAGCATTCCCCGTAGCGTGTCGGCGTATGTTGCCACTCGCCCGCCCTCTCCGTATGACAGGCTGGAAAACCATTGGATCGCCTCCCGCTCCTGGTCGGTCAGCGTGAACGGCGTCAGCGAGCAGTGCAGCGTTGTGCGGCCAACAACGTATGGGCAGGTCTGCGGTGCGCGGTAGAGCGGGACGATCTCTTGGTCATGGCTTGCATCATCGCGGGCATCAGCCTCGCACTCAAAAACCTCTTCAACGCCCTTTCCGTTCGGATACATCACCGCCCACGCCACCGGCCCCTGTGTATCGCCGGTGCCCATGCCAACCGTCACGCCCTGGTCAGGGCGGAGAGGGCTGGCGTCTGTCGGGGCTCTCGCCGCCGGCGCGGCGTCTAGATCGGTTCGCTCCCGCTCGCGGAGCATGGCGTCGGCAATCTCCCATGCCTGCCTAGTCAGCGGATACAGTTGGTAGCGCTGGGTGTTTGAGAGCAGCCCGGTCAGTGCCGCAGCGGCGAAGTGGTCACGGTCGGTCATGTCTTGTCCTCCTCGTTGGCCCACAGCATTGCGGCCTGCTCGTCAAAGCAGTCAGCCCGTCCCATGTCGAACCAGTGCGGGAAATGTCGCAGCACAGCCCTCGCCTCTTGGCGTACCTCCCGGCGGATCCCCTTGATGCCGCCCTCCACGTAGACGTTGGAGAGCCGCACCAGGAAGTTGCGGGCGCGTAGGACCGCCAGCGTTCGCTCGCAGGGAAGGGTCATGGCCACCTCGGGTACAGGAGGCAGCCTTCATTGGCGAAGCCGTTCATCACTTCGATGGCGGAGATCCGCGGGAACTCCTTGGCCATCTCCTTGGCAATGTCCTCTCCCGGAAGCATGTCCAGCCGCTGACGGTTGGCTGCCACCCAGGCTTGCATCTTGGCCATGTCATCGCCGTGCGACGGGCCATGCTCTTTCCGCTCCACCCAGGTCCGAATGACATGGTTGAAGGTGCGGAACTTCAGAATGTTTTCCCAGATCACTTGTTTGCCAAACATTACATTTCACCCCATGTGCTTACGAGTTTTTGCTGGAGCCTTTGCAGTTCGGCCTCCAACGTCCGGATGCGTCTTCGCAACGTATCGTTCTCGCTCTTCAGTCTCTCCTCCTCCTGCAAGGAAGGCTTCGGTTGGTCCATCTACTAGGTCCAGATAGGCGTGCGGGTACAACAAATTGATCAGTGAGTCGGCCGTACGGAGATGCGCTTTCGGAGCGACGAGGACCGGCACCTCATGCCCCCGGCCGCGGTCATACGTAACGGCCTCTGTCCAGCTCTCGTCACGGTCCAGGATGGTGAGCCACACCCACTTGCCCGTGGGCTTCGACAGGTACACGTAGATGAGGTTCTGCGTGGACTCCATCCCCATGCCGCGCAGGTCATCAACAAAGACCGTGTCGTAGGGATAGGACTCCGGATCATCGAACGACAGGCTCCGCTCCTTGATCTCAATGGAGAACAGCCCGAGGGCGTCAGGGGTTTCGACATGGCCAGTTTTCCTGCAATGCTTCTTGACAACGATCTTCTTGCCGTGAGCGACCGACCGTCCGCTGGCCCGCATCGCCTCCACCCACTTGCGTTCAGCCTTCTGGCCGTTAGCGAGTGCCGACTGGAACGAGCGCATAGTTATTCCAAAAGGAGTAGACATGCATGGCCACCGGCACGCGCGGCTGACCAACCATGCAGCCCTGGATCACACCCGCAGCACGCAGCTCCGCCGCGCGCTTGTACAACTCCTCCGGGGGCACATCGTCTCGCTGAAGCCCGCAGTCCAGGAACTCCAGGCGTTCCGGGATGGGCTCGTTCGCCTTTATCTCATCCGCGTTGTCGCGGACGGCCGTGGCCCAACGCTTCGACCGGGAGAAAATCTCTGCGATGTCGGCGTCATCCAAGCCCCAGTCACGCATGACCACCAGGGCGAGACGCTCGGGCGACGGCATGTAGTTCAGCCGCTTCAGCAGCCGCACTGCCCCCCGCGTCTGCTGGGCCCGCAGCCCCAGGAGCCGGGCCACATGGGCCGCTGGCTGACCGTTCACCAGACACCGACGCTTCAGCTCTGGGGCGTGCGCCAAAGCATGCCGCAATTCGACTTCGTAGTCTGCGAAACCAACCATCTTTCCTCTCCTCCTTGATGAAAGTTGTGGGGAAAACGTGATCCACATCGAAGTAATCCAAGACCTCCTGGAGCGTGTCATCCAGGAGAACGTCAGGCCGTTTGCTTGCCATGTCTCCTATCCCTCTCCTTGCGAAACAGACTGCTCACCCAACCTTTGGTGTGAACGGCAGCCCAACGCAGATACCAATCAGGCAACGTGTTGAGCGTGCGGCCGGCGAACTTGCCTTTCAGCGGGTTCACATACGTTCCGACGCACCGCTTACCCGAGCCGATCTGCACCTCCTCGGAAAACAGACGGCCCGTCGCTTGACCCTGCATCCGCTTGCGGCGGGCTTCGATGTCCTGGGCAATCAGCCGGCGCTCCAGTTCCTGCTGGGCCAGGGCGTCGATCTGCTCCTGGGTCAGCGGCTCGGCGGCTTGAGCGGCAGCCTTCTTGATGACCTGGCGCACTTCCTTGTCGGCCGTGCAGAACATGTCCACGGCTGTGACAAGTCGGTGGTCCAGGCTTGCATCAGTGCAATCGACAATCTTGAAACGTGGCTTTCCAGATCCTGCGATCCGTGCAATACGGCCGGATGGATCCGAGCCTTCGTAGTCCACAACTCCGGGGAGAGGACGAGTGGCTCGTCCCACGCATTGCAACCAGAAAGATCGGGACTTTGTGGGCCTTCCGAGGATGAGGGTGGCGGTCGGCGGATGATCGAAGCCAACGGCCACAACTTGGCAATTGACAAGAACCTTCGCCTCTCCAGTCTTAAATCGCCGGATAGCATCTTGCCGTTCCTCCTCGGGCTGGGTGCCGTACACATAGACCGCAGGGATGCCGTAGTTGTTGGTCAGGTAGTGACAGACACCCTTGGCCGAGGCGACCGATGGCGTGAACACAACGGTCGGCCCCTCCATCTCTTCCTGGGTAATCAGGGCGATACGGTGGAGGTTGGCTTCCTTTTCCACGGCCTGCTGGAGCTGCTTTTGGTTGAAGTCATCACCCGAGACAGTGACGCCAGACAGATCCAATTCCTGAACGCGAGCCAGCTTGCACACATAGGGAGCCGACCACCCCTGTTCGATGGCCCACTGAACATCGCGGTTGCAGATTTCATGCTCGTAGAAGTCCCGCATCGCCGTCCCGTCCATGCGGAAGGGAGTCGCAGTGAACCCTGCGACCATCGCCCCACGCTCCTGGAACCAGCGGAACATCTCAAGGCAGGCCGGTGAGAACTGGAGGTGGGCTTCGTCCACAATCACCAGCCGGATGTCGGTGAACTTCTTGTAGCGACCGCGGATCAGCGTCTGCTTGCACCCGACGATGACCTTTGGCGACCACCACTCGTCCTCCTGGGAGCGGTACTCGGCCATCTCCATCCCGGGATCGGCCCCCGTGATGTCGCGCACCTTGTCCACGGCCTGCCAGACCAGTTCCCGGAGCGGGGCGAGGATGAGCGTCCGGCCAGAGATGCGGTTGGCCGTCTCAACGAACACCACCGTCTTCCCAGCTCCGGTGAACAGGCCCGTTAGCGTAGAGCGAACCCCATCTGCGAGCGCACGCAGGTGAGCGTCTACGATCTCGGATTGGTAATCACGCAGTTGCATCTCAGTCCCTGTCAACAAGCCCGCCGATGACAAACCACACCTCAGAATCCGACAGCAGTTCCGGAGGGCGATCCCCCAGGAGCTCCGTGATGCGACGGCTGACTTCCCCGGAGAACAGCCAGCCCGTCTCGGCCTGGAGTTCGGTCAGGGCAGACTCAAACGCACACGCCGCTTCGATCAGCGACCGGCAGATGTCCGTGTCTTCCGCATCAAACAATGGGTCTTCGATGTACTCGCGTGCCATGCAAACCATTCCTGTCCTCATGTCTCCGATAAAGAGGGCCCGCGGTGGAGTCGGAGGTTCTCCACCGCGGGCGGGCGCGCCTCTTGTCAGGCAAAATCCCCGGCGTACTCAGGCTCGGCCTTGGATCGACTGCCGCAGAGCTGGAGCGTGCGGACCTTCAGCACAGCCTTACTGCGCTGCTGCCCGTCCTTCTCCCACTTCTGCGTCTGGAACTCCCCCTCCACCAGCACGGACGTTCCCTTGGTCACGTAGCCGATGGCGCCGTTGGGCTTCCACCACTCGCAATCAAAGAACTCCACGCTGTCCTTGTAGCCATTGACGGCAATGCCGAACTTGGCCACTTCGTTCTCACCGACCTGGCGGATCTCGGGATCCTTGGTCACATTCCCGAGAGCAACGAAACGCTGGTAACCCATGATCATTCCTCCTTGTTCTTCCAGACCCTGTTGAACTCCGACTCACAACGCTTGTAGACCTCCGGAGCCACGGCCTTTTCCTTGGCCCGCAGCCGGACGGTATCCAGATGCTTCTTCGCCGTGGCCTCATCCTTGGCCTCTGCGATGGCCTTCTTGGCCTCGGCTTCGTACTGCATGGTCTTGGCGTGATTTGCAGGCTGTGCCTCTGCAATCGCCACGCTCTGCCCATCGTCATCCGCCTCGCCGCTGAACCCGCCAGCCAGGGCCATGAGCAGCGTCCGCTTGGCGTAGGTCATGGCAGCCCCAAAGGACTGCATGTCGCTCTTGCCCATCAGCAACGGGGCGATGCCCGTGATGTACTCGCCCGACAGGTGTCGCAGCGTGCCCATGACGATCCACTGACCGTTGACCACGCCCGGCCGGAAGTCCGGAAGAGCGATGCCGTTCTTCGTCAACGGTCCCCGCAACGCCTCGCAGCACGCCGAGTAGGAGGCGAACTTGCTGCGAAAGTGCGGGTTGGCACTGTCGAACTTCACCACCGGGTAGTCGGCCTGGGCTGCTGCCAGGGCCTTGGTCAAATGGCCGGTCGCAGGCGAACTGCTCGGGCCCAAGATGTCGTTGTTGTCATTCATATGATCACCACCTCCTCCTGCTTGCCGCGGGCCCAACGCGGGATCTCAAGCTCCGTGATCTCTCCGTGATCAGCGGGCATGTAGATGCCGGTCGAACGACGCAGCCGAACCTCCTCCATCACGCTGACCAACCGCTGGCCAGCCTCCTCCACCAAGTCATCGGGCAGATAGAACACATGACACGCATAGGGCGGCATGGTCTGAACGAAGACGAACGGCATGCGGAACGGCTGGTAACCGACCTGTTCCGCACCGCGGCAGTACAGCCACTGCTGCTCCGCATAGCCGTAGTCAAAGACGCTGCGGTACAGCCGATCCCAAGGAGCCGATGTTGTCTTCAGATCCCACCACAGTTCCGGGGTCACGCCGTCCGGACGCACCTTGAGAAGGTGTCCATGCTCGTCCTGCCAGAAGACTGACAACTGCGTCTCGGAGGTCTGGTCCATCAACGCCTTGGCGGCACCGTTGGCCTCCAGGCTTTCGACCATCCTCCTGTAGACCCACGCCTGATCCGCCGTGCAGCAGATGCCGGTCTGGGCCGCCTCCCACTCCCGGTATGCCTTGGTGCTGCGGGAGCCGTTGGCCCCCAGCACCTCATCCGGCGGGATGCAGACCAGGGAGTCGAAGGTCTTCCCGGCACACAGGCCCATGACGATCTCATCGAACTCCCCGCCACGCCTGGTGGCCGAGTTGCCCGTGAACAGGGGATAGCCCTGGTCCAGCCACTGCTGGGCCTCGCCACCGCCCTTGAGGACAGCTAGCAGGAATGACCGGCTGTCGAACGCCTTGAGCGAGTGGTAGGCACTACTCGCCATGCCGATGACCTTCACCGGCCCGTTAGAAACATCGATGTCCATATGTACACCTCCGAGGAAAAAAACAGCCCGTCCGTGGGCGACCGTCCGATCCTTCAGCCCTTCCGTGGGCGGAGCCTCCTGAACGCTTTGCCAAACTGTCCGGCGACAAGAAGGCCGAGACAGAGTTCCATTTGGTGCAGCCAGACGAGGGCTGCGAGAACGGCCAGATAGACCGTCTCTAAGATTGGCTCAACTCGCTCAAACAGGGCGAGGAGCGACGGGCTGCTAACCAACTGAGCTAGTTGCCCGAAACTCTGAAAAGGGCGATTTTCCTGGGACTTGAAAACCTTGAATAGATGGGTAGAACGTCCCCCAGAAGAGGGCACCCCATGACGCTGCTGCAACTTGCCAGGATCTACCACAACCGCGTAGGAGGCTCCCCCGGCTACCTGGAACAACTGGAGGTGTTCGTCCGCCGCCTTGACTGGCAGGCGAGCGACCTCAACCCAGAGAGGATTGATTCCTACCTGACTGATGCCCTGAAGCATCTGGCTCCCTCCACCGTCAGAAATCACAGGAAAATGCTGCGGGTTCTGCTGCATTTCGCCGCCTCCGAGCGACTTGTGGACGCCAGTATACTCAGGCCCCTCCGGAGAGTCAAGCAGCTCCCCCCCAACCCGAGGGCGTGGAGCCATGAGGAAATCCGTTCGCTTCTGGCGGTAGCTGCGAACATGACCGGGGGACGCAAATGCCCGCGCAACAAGCTGGCGAGGGCGTGGATCCTGACGGCCTACTCCACCGGCCTGCGTCTGGATGACTTGCTGTCGATCAGGCATGACCAAATCCGTGGCCAACGTATCTGCCCCAGCCAGCACAAGGTGGGATGGCCCCATGTGTGCTGGCTGGATGACAACGCCCTGGCAGCCTTACGACAACTGCCGATCCTTGGGCCGCGTATCTTTGGCGACTTGATCTGCCGAGACAAGGCCATGGCCATGATGCGGCACCTGACCCGTGTAGCCGGGCTGCCTGGCAGCACTAAGTTTCTGCGGCGATCCGGGGCGACCTACTGCGAGATCGCCGGGAAAGACGCCACTGGACACTTAGGACATAGAAGCCCTGGCATGAAGGCTTACTACGTGGACAGGCTGCTAGTGGCCGAGGAAAAGCGGCAGGAACCTACGGCTCCACCGCTAGAACTGGTTGAGAGCCCCTAGCATCTCTAGCGGATCCGCGGCCATCTTCTTCTTCTCTCTGGCCCGCTTTGCCGCTTCGCTTTGGATGATCTTGTACAAGAGGTACAAGTCCTTCTGCTCCTTCGGCATTGCCCGCAGCACATCCTCGGGGACCGTGATGTTCTCATAGGTCCGGACGCCGGGCGTTGTCTCCAGGATGCTGTTGAGCATGTCCCGAGCGGCTTGCCGCTTGGCCCGATCCTGGTCAATGTCGGTGAGCTTGGCACCGGCCAGGAGGTTCCACGCTGCCTTGGTGTACTTGTCTGCCGGGGCCAGACGGTCATCTGTGAACTGTCGGTACATGCCGAGGGCACGGGTGCCGAACGGAACAAAGTTGGTGACCACCTGCTCCAGCGGTCGGCCGATCTCACCGAAGTCCCGCTCCAAGACCGAGTACAGGTCTGTGAGATCCCGTCCAGAATAGAGCTGCCGGTTGGTGAAATACTCAATCGGGGCTTTGATGATCGGGCTGGTCATGCCCAGCAGATTGGAGCCGGTCTGGCGGATGGTGTCGGCAATCCGGGACGAGGTGGTGGCACCCACGCCGGGCGTGACGGTGTTGAAGAACGCCTCCCATGGAGCGTCGATGCTCGTCAGGAACCGTTGCAGATTGGGATTCCCCGAGCCCCACTCAGGCGGAAGCGGAATGGCAGCCGACCGCCGCAGATGCTCGGGGATGAAGTTTTCCTCGCTCGGCTCCGTGCCTCTGGTGACCGCACGGATCGACTGCCCCATCAGACCGCCGGGGCGATAGAGCGTGTTGTTGACGATGCTCGGAACAATGCCCTTCTGGAAACTATAGAAGGGCAGAATCCTCTTCAGGACGTTGCGCTCAAAGGATGTAAAAGCCTGTGGCGAATAGTCCACCTGGCTGAGACGCACCAAGTCGGCCGCCTCTCCGGGATCGACGCCCTTGCGCAACTGATTCAGGAACACGCCGCCACGCAGGGCATCTTCCGACACCGATCCAACGGCATCGTTCAGTACCAGGAACGGATTGCGATTCCGGGTCGGCGCCCGGTCGGTGATGCCGACGCCACGCAGGCTGAAGAAATCGTTGGCAAAGTCTCCCCAGGAGCGGTTTGGATTTAAGAACGCCCGGCCCACGCTCTGGTCATTGCCAGCCCCAAGCCAGCCGCCGCGGATCTGCTGCTCGGGCAGGCCGCTGATATCGTCCAAGATGTTGCCGCCGCCGATGCGATTAGCAGCGGTCAGGTCTTGGAATCTGGCTACACGCTGCGCGGGGTTGAGTCCCTGGAATCCCGGGGCATTCTCCAGCCGGCGAGCGACCGCGTCGGTATTGCCCATCGACGCCCGCAGCGCGGCCCACCAGTCCAGCGGATTGAAGGCACCGAACGTAGCTGCGTTGAGCTGGCCAGAATAGGTATTCCGGGTGTGGAACGCTGGGCTGGCGAGGGCACCCACCTTAAAGGCGTTGGTGAACCCATCCAGCAGGCCAACCATTCCACGCTCGGCATCGCCCGCCCGCGAAGAGTTGACCACCGTCAGCATCTGCTCCACCAGCCGCTCTGGCACGGCGAGGTTGGTGATGTCTGCGCCGAACCGCTGCTGCCAAACTTGCCGCAGGTTGTCTGGATCGAACCCGAGGCGACGAGCGGCATCGGTGAGTTGCACCATGCCATCTGCCAGCCCGTTGGACCCAATGACAGCGGTGGCCTCTTCCAGCCGCGGGATCATTCGCTCGGCGTTCGCTATCACGCGGCTCTGGCCACGCTCATAGCGAGACAGGTTCGTCCAGCCCGGTGTGTCGAAGATGCCCGTCCCGGTCTGCGCAAACTGCTGGTCGGAGCCGCGCAGCAAGTTGACGAGCTGGTCCTGCCTCTTCTGGAGCGACCGCGTGGCCTCGGCCATCATCTGCTGCTGGGCGGGGACAGCGGCGTTTTGGTACGCAGCGGACGCCTGGAGGTTGGAGATGTCATCCCGGAACGGACGAGCGATTCCGAGTTGATCGAAGGCATCGTCCAGCAGGTCGCGGGCCGGGATCTGGTCAGCGGCAATCAGGCGCCGCTGGAGATCGGCCGCATCGAACGGCAGGCCGGTTGGTGTCCCCGGTGCAGACTGGAGCGCCCGGCCACCCGTCAGCAGGCGGAAGGTTCGCTGTCCGCCCGGGATGTCGGTGTACTCCTGTCGGCTGCGACCGAAGTTGTCGGCCGTATCCATCAGCGTCTGACTGCGTCCCCACGGCTTCTCCACACGCCCCGTGGCATTGGGACGCACGGGATCCATGAGTCGCTCAAACCACTTCAACTGCCGCGGGAAGAAGCCCGTGCCAGATGCCCCACGCCAATCCCTGTCGGGGAGGCCAGAGGCGACGGCGTTTTGCCTGGCCTGCTGCACCGCATCCATGTACGTGTCCCGCATGTCGCGGAACTCGGGCACGTTCTCCAGCACCCAGTCGGCTACGGCATCGCCGCTGCTTTTGGGCATGGGCCCGTACGTGTTTGTGGCCGTGGGCACGGCAGACGATTCGACATAGTCAACCAGGGCACGCTGAACGTCGGTGCTGTTGAACCGACGCAGCGAGTCGGGGATCGCAGCGGGGACATTGGCAGCCCCAGCGGCACGCATGCCAGCCGCCACCTCCTCGGCGTCCACACCCAGCGCTTCGCGGAGCTGCCGCTGACGAAGTAGTTCTCTCGCCTCATCCGCCCGGGAGGCGTTCATCTTGGAAATGCGGGAATCCCACTGGAGGTCGGGATTCAGCGTGCCGCCTGACGGGGCGTGGAATCCGGCGTACAGCGCATTGACAACAGGGGCGGTGTAGGGGTTTCGCTTGGACGCTTCGCCCAGGGCATCCAGGCCGGTGGCAAGCCGGTTTCCAAACTGCTCGCCAAAGACATCGGTACTGAACCCGATGTTGGTGCCCGGGATCCGGACATCCATGAGCCGGGCGGCGCTGCCCGTCAGATCGTTGGGATCAACGCCATACCGAATCGCCTGCTGCTCCCATCTAGCCCGGGCGGCAATCGGATCGGCCGACTCGGCAATGGCCTGTGCGGGCGTGAGGTTCCGGAGGGATTCCCGAACACCAGTTCCGGCCCTCCGTGCCGTCGCTCCACGCAACGCCTGGACGGTCGAAGGTGCTAGTCCTTGGTACGCCGTCTCGGCAGCGTTGCGAAGGAATCCCGCCCCCTTGAGCGCCTTTCCGGTTGGCGTCAAGGCCCCGCGTCCAAGGATGGACAGAGGGTTGGCCCAGGTGAAGGGGTCTAGAACTACCTCGGCAGCGAGCGAGCCCGCGAAGTTGCCCCACGTATCCTGGTCGCCAATCAGGCCATACTGCCGCAGCAGTTCACGGCCGGTAACACGCTCCTCAGAATCTCCAAGGAACGACAACGGCTGTCCGGCCAGCACGCCCCGCACCAAAGCCCCAGGCGTATCGAACAGCCACCCGGCAGTGGCTAGGCCAGAAGACCCAACCTTGGCCAGGGAGTTGAGCAGGCCGCTCTTCTCTTCCTGCGGCATGAGGTCGGCAATCGTCGCTCGCTGGCGCCCAAGAGGAGCGATGCCAAGTATATCCGTGTCCTCGTCGGGAGGCAGAAGGCCCATCGCAGCCTGCTGCTTGAGGAGATCGTACGGATCATAGATGTCAAAAAGCGGCGACTGTGCCATTAAGAATCCATCGGAACGTACTTCGGCCTGCCGGGGCGTGCAGGAGGCGGAGTTCCAGGATTAGCTCCTGCGGCAGGAGCGGCGGGCTTCACGGTAACAGGCCGCGGGCCGGCTGGCGCAGGAGTCTGATTGAACCACCATCGCTCGCGGTTCGCGGACTGCCACGCCGCAGCCTCGGCCTCGGCGGGCTTCATGTTGTACGGTGGCTTGGTTAGCCTCTGCGCCAGCGCACGTTCGTTGTCGTAGCTGAACCCGCCCGTGGTGGTGTCAAGCGAGTCACGCGCGCGATCAATCGCAACGCGGCCGGACGGACTGTCCCAATTGCCTTCTGAGATGTCTCGCAAGCCAGCGGCAACGGGATTATCCTTGGCCAATTGAGTATCCGCCTGCTGATCCAGAAGCCGCTGCTGGGCGGGAGTCACCTGCTGAAAGCCTTGGCCCGTTGCAACACGGTTGCCAAGTTCCGTGAGCTGCTGATTGTGCATGGCCTCAACACCAAGCGGCGTGGGCCCGAAGTTGAGCGGGCCACCAGGCCGGTTGGCATTCAGCGCTGCGTTCTGCTGATTCAGGATGGCAGACTGCATGGCCGGATCCAGGCCGGGCAGCGCCAGCGCCCCAGCGTAGTTTCCGGCACGCATCATTACCGTGGCGCGCCACTGGAGTTCCCTGGCCTGCTTGTCCGCCTGTCGCTGGTTAGCGGCGGCAAGACGCAAGTCGTTGTCAGACATCTTCGGCCCGGTGCCGTCTTCGTTCTTTTCCGTGGCAACGTCCTGGCTCAGGCCAGCCTCACGCGCCCACCGAGGACGGCTGACGTTCTGGGTGTATCGCGCGTCGGCCGCGTTCCTCTCCGCAATCTCCTGATCGGTTGGCTTGTGAACCGGGATGACATCCGTGCCAACCCCTCGCCCCTGCTCGCGAGCCGCAAGCCACTTGGCGCCGGTGCCAGGCCCATACTTCTGCTCCAGCATTGCGGCGTGCGCCTTGTCACTCTCTGCCTGCTTTGCCGCCTCGCGCGCCGCAAACTCCTGCGGGCGATACCGCTGCATCTCGTCGGGGTTGTCTTCCAGGAACTGATTCCAGCGCGCCTGTTGTTCAGGAGTTCCTGGATCGACGGGCGTCTGAGGGTGCAGGCCAGAGCGAATGATGCGGCCTGCCTCACGGGCACGGGCCTCGCTGCTGTCCCACTGCTCCTGCAACTGCGGCGAGGCTGGCCCAAGGCCGGCGGGATCGCTTCCTGGACGCTCCAGCCCCGGTCGCTGCGGTGCAGCAGAGCGAATTTCCGGCTCCATGGCAATCGGCGCGGCAGATGCTTCCAGGTCGGCGGCGACGTTGGCCGGCTCGTTCGACCACTCGGGCAAAGCGCCACGGCGAGCCAGTTCCTGCTTGGCGGCTTCAGACAGGCCAGTGCCATCTTCGTTATTCAGGTAGCCCAGAAGCTCGTCGTTGCTCTTATTCGCCAGCCAACTCATTCCAACCTCACGTAGTGCTTGGGGACGTTCGCTTCTTGTATCCAGGCGTCGGGCCGATCACGCTCGGGCCGCGCTTCGGCTTCCCGATGAGTTGCGTGCGGCCCATGCCCTGACCACGCGGCGCCGGCGTGTTGCGGCCCTCGGCGTCAGCCAGAGCGAAGAGTTCATCGATCCGCCGCTTCACGGCCGAATACTCCGCTGAAGAGATATTGCCCTGCGAGGAGCGGATGTTGAGTTCGGCCATCATCCGGCGGGCCTGGCTGCGGTAGTCAGACCCCTGGTTCTGGGCGATCTGCTGCTGGGAGTTCCGTTGGATGGAACTGGTCTGCTGGTTCTGCTGTTCGACAGGCATGATCGCAGGCTGCGATCCATTCCGCCGGCCCTCGGCAGCCATCTCATACAGCTTGTTGGCCTGATTAATCAGAGCGATAGACTCGGGCGTCTGCCGACCAGCCTGCCGCTGGATGTCATTGGCCCGGGCGATGAGTTCCCGAGCCTGGGCTGCGTAGTCCGGAGGCCCTTGCTTTACGGTGGGCTGCGGAACTGCCGGCGTGGCCTCCACCTTGGGGGCGGGGCGAGACTCGGCAGCGAGATCCGCCGTGCTGGAGCCCTTTCCATCAAAGGCGTTCTCGGGCAGGAGTTGGCTGACACCGAGGCCGGCGCCGAGGCCGCCAGCGAGTGACTTCCACGGAACCTTTGGGCCGTCATCCGGGGTCCGTGGGGCATCGACCGGGCGTGGGCGCATTCCCGGCGACGGGCCATCAGCAAGTTCGTCGGCGCCCATGGCGGCCCGTGAGGGAATACCGGGCACTGGGGGCCGCGCATCGGTCAGCCTGCGAGTCGGTTGCACCATCTCAAACGGCACATCAATAACTGACTGCGGCCCTGGCCCAGGCAGGCCGCGGAGAGGAGCCGGGATCATGTCCAGTTGCCTGGTCAGGATCTGACCGGGGCCAGACAGTTGTCCTGGGACACCCGGTCCTGGACGGCCCAGCGGGATCAGCGAACGGATGTCCGGCTCCTGGGCGCTCGGGCCGAGCGGGAGTTCCATCTGCCGGGCTGGGCGAGGAGGCGGCGCAACGCCAGCGACGGGCGTGTCCATCACCATCTTGGGGCGACCGCGGCGAACCTTATCGGCCTTTTTCACGGCGTTGCGGTACGCCTGCATGATCTCTTCGGGAGAAGCGGTGTCGATGCGAGCCGCGAACTCGGGGTCCAGCTCCTGAAGCGCGGCACGGATATTGGGATCGGGGCGCATGCCAGTCTGGGCACTGCCCGCCACGCGGTCCTCCACGCTCACCGGACTCTCCATCCGTGCCCGTGGGGCGGGAGAGTTCATCGCATCGATGAGCCGGGAGAGGTCGGCCGGCGTCATGTTCTCCACGTTGGGGATGGAGCGAAGCAGCGCTTCAGCCTGGTCGGGATCCACGCCCCGGCCCGACAGCCAGCCCATCAACGCTTCAAAGCCACGCGCCTTGCCTTTAGCCATTCTTCTTCGCCTTCTTCTTGGGCAGGTCCGCCAGTTCACCGTCGCCGGGAAGATCGTCTTCGGCTACCTCGGGAGTGTTCGGCTTGCCGTGCATCTCCTCGTCCAGGTCAGCCAGGTCGTTCTTCTCAGCCCGCTTCTGGAGCTTGTCCAGGATCTTCTTCTCGTCACCGTCCTTGGCGACCAGGAGTTGCTTCACCATGCGCTCCAGAGCCGAGCGGTTGAGGTCACGGATGTCGAAGTCCATCTTCATTACATAAGCCCCGAAAGAGCGCCGGCCCGCTGAAGCTGGGCCATGGCATTGGCGTAAGCGTTCTGCTGCTGAAGCGCGCCAAGCGCCTGAGCAAACTGTTCCTGTCCCTGCTCGGCCGTCAGACCCGCCAGCGCGGCGTTGTTGGCCTGCTGGGCCTGCTGGCCGTAGGCATCCGCAATGCCATCAGCCATGGCCGTGGCCGCTTTGGCCCCAGCATGCTGCCGCTGGCCGGCGCCGCGGGACATGCCTGGACGGTCAAGCGGCTTGAGGTTGTAGCGCACATCCCCGGCCGCGTGAGCCTGGGCCATTCCGGCGTTGAACGGGCTGGGGTTGGCACGGTAGTCATAGGACGGCAGCGGCGGCTGCGCCAGGTTGACGTTGTTCATCGAAATAGCCCCCCAAGGAGACTGCTAGCCAGAGAAGACTGGTACTGGTTCTGGAGTTGCTGGAGGCCCGCCATCTGCTGCAAGCCCTGGAGGGCAAGTCCTCGCTGGGCCTTCTGATGGGCCACGCCGTACTGCATGTTGGCGTCATCGGCCTGGCGGGAGTAATCGGCCGCTCGCACGCTCGCCGCCGCGTTGTAGGTGTCCTTGGCCGTCTGGTCATACCCAGCCGGCGACTGCTTCTTCATGCCGGCCAACGCACCCGCACGCATCTCATCAGAGATTGGTGGGCGGTACGCAAGCCTGGTGTCGTACGAAATCACTAGCCCATATCTCCAATGAAGCCCCGTCCGCTTCGCACAATGTCAGGAGACGTACCGGGCCGCCATGCCTTCCTCGGCGCCTGCGGTCCAGTGATCCCAAAGGCGTCATGCAGCTTCCCCATGGCGCCCTGCATCATCTGGCCGTACTTGTTCATCTGCCCCAACGCACCGCTGTACCCGGAGTTCAGTTGGTTCAGCACTCCACCAAACTGGGCACGGTTCGCTGGGTTGTTCTGCGTTGCGTAGAACTGGTTCATGCCCATCTGCGAGGCACCAAGCCCCTGGCCGGCGAGGGAGTGCAGGCCACCAAGAGTCTGGGAGAGCATCTGCTGCGGGGCGTACCGCGAGCTGTAGTAAGCACTGTCAAGCTGCTCCCGTCCGGAGTCCGCTTGCGACGAGATGCCACCGTCGCCCGACAGGATGTCACGCCGCAGCGTGTTTAGGAACGACATGGATCCGCCCGGGGAAGACGAACCGCCAAACGAGCCCGATGAAATGGGCCCCGACACGCCCGTCGCAGAGAACCCTGATCCCGGAGCGTTCATGCCAGACAGCACTCCAGCCCCAGCCAGGGCAGCCAGGTTGTTGTTGCGGCCAGTGGCGTACTGCGAACGGGCCATCTGATTGGCGGCCTGCATGTCCGCCACTGACTTTTGGTACGCAGCTTGGTTCGCAGCCCACGCCTGCATGGCGTTATTGCTGGCCCCACCAAACGCACTGAGGGCCCCAGCCCCGATGTTGGAGGCGGCGTTCTGACGGGCCGCTTCTGCCATGGCATTGGCGCCGTACCAGCCGGTTCGCTCGTTGGCCATAGCACCGGCGACGTTGCCCAGTCCCTGTGCCATGCCGCCAAACGCCTGCCCTGCCGCGCCGGCGAACTGCCCAGGCTGCGAGTAGAGCGCGCCCAGCAGGCCAGCCTGGGCTTGAGCCCTCTGGCCGGCGGCCCCGTCGTTAAAGGACATATACGGCTGTGCGGTGTTAAACATGTATTTCCCTCACTGACTAATGTCCGTTTCAGGGCCGAACGACTACCTTCAGGTTGACCCCTAGTTTCTTCTCGTCTACTCGGCACAATTCCTCATTAAATATGGCCCTTCGCAGGATCTTCTTCCCTTGCGGCAAGCCCGTAACCCGGAGCGACCGGATCTGTCGCTCCAATAACCGAACTCGCCCGTCCAGGTTGACGAGCCAGTTGGTGATGGGCCGCAGGTCGGCGTCTACCCTCTGAGTGATGTTGTTGATGTTTAGCAAGAAACCAGGAATACCATCCAAGCCCCGGGCCCCCTGCGGGCCAGCGGGACCATCTGCCCCGTCTGTCCCTGGGGCCGGCTCACCGTTGATCGTTTCGACGGTGATGTTGTTGGCGACATGGTTTTCGGTGGTCAGGTTCTCGGTGTAGGTGTCACCCTGAACCGTGACCGCAGGAGCCGTGTAGTACTGATTCAGGCTCTGCTGAAGAACCGTCCGCAGATCGAAGTACGGCGACCCGTAGAACGTGCTGTTCCAATCGCCGGCCTGGTATCCGCCGCCGCTCGGGGCTTCAACGAACCCCTGCGGCTTAAACAAGTCGGGATAGTCGTTGGGGTTCCAGCCGCCGGCTGGCACAAGACCACCGGGAGGGGAAGCCAGGCCGTTACTGAAGGCCACTGGCCCCCGATGCTCCATCGGCTGGGTGCAGTTGAACAGGGATTGCGTCAGTGCCTGCTGGGCAGGACTGACTGGCCCCTGCATCGCCCTGTTAAACGCTGGGGCCGCGCGTGTCAGCATCAGCTTGCCCCCGCAACGGTCATGGAGTGGAGCTGCACGGTGCCCGTGGACTGCGTTCCAGACAGGGCAATCGCCACATGCCGATCACCACCGGCGCTCATCTCGTCCACCCGGCCGGACATGCTGACGCGGGCGTATCCCGTGGCCTGGCCAAGCGTGCTGCGGTCGGAGGCCATGTTCAGCGTGGCGACTGACGAGCCGGTAACGACAGTCACGCCATCCCCGCGGTCGGCAGCCACGGCATTGGTGCGCGCGGTGGTGGAGTTGTTGTAGTGCAGGCCAATCGCCATGGACTCAGGCGTCGGCGTGTACAGAATGCCCAGAGAGCGGTTGCCCTTCTCATCCACCAACGGACGCGGCGAGCTGCGATAGAGCCACGGCACGGCGGTAGTGCTACCGGAGGTAGTGGCATCTACCCGCCCGCCAGGCTGAAGGATCTTGCCGGCCTCGCCGCCGTACAGCACCGTCTGCCGCTGACCGGCCACCGATGCCGCGGCATGGGACATAGCCTGTGGGAACGTCTCTTCCCACCATGCCTGGGTGGACAGCGAGTAGCACAGCGCCCGCTTGGGATAGATCCCATCCGTGGACTGGCAGTAAAAGAACCGGATGACCCGCTCCTGCGGGCTGGCCTTCACGTAGAAGTATTTCCGCTTGGTGAAGTCGATGATGCCGTCACGCCAGTAGTTGTCGATGGGAGCCGAAATGGCCTGTTCCTGCGACCCGTCGAAGGCGTAGACCCCATAGTCATCAGCGATGAAAGCCACGCCGCCGAACACATCCCAGCACCGGGAGTTCATCGCCCCACGGTACGAGACTAGCGTGATCGACGCATCGATGATCGGCTGGCTGACATACTGCAAGCGGTATACGTGCCGGTTCTGGGCGATCAGCATGGATCCGCCGAATGGAATCAACGCCACTATCGCATCGGAGTCGATGGCGTTCTCCTGCACCACCAGCTCGTTGGATTCGGGCACCGACTCGGGCTCGTCCACCTCGGAGTAGTAGAGGCTATTGGGCTTGCTGCCGGTGGTGTCCACGGCATACCAGGCCCGGTCCTGGAACATGCAGCCAACGGCCATGGTCTGCGGAGGCGGATCGAACCGACGAGCGTTGACCTGTCCACTGGGAAGGACAATCGGCATCAGGCCGTAGACGCTGCTGACGTTGGACGCACCCGTATTGCGGTCGGTGTCCAGCAGGTCCAGGTCTGTCAGGGTGTCTACATAGGAGGTGGTGGTGAAAACGCCGTCTACCTTGTCGATCCTGGCCACCCGATACAGCACCACCGCCTGGTCTGCGGTAGTCCGCCACAGTTCAATCGCATGCACCCGGCTTTCCATGCCATGGTTGTTGAGCGACCAGGTCAGCGACTGGAGTCCATTGGTGGCGTCGATCTCCTTCAGCTCGGAGATGGAGCTGGGGATCGGGCCGCCCTGGGACTCGGGCGTGTCATCCAGGTAGCGGATGCAGCACTGATAGATCCCTTTGATAGTAGGGGCGACCACTGCCAGGGCCTTGGCACTGGTGTCAGCGATGGCGGCCGTGGGCGGGAGTGAGTATCGACCTCCAGCCAACACCGTCACGCCAGTGATCTGCCCGGAGGAGTTGATGGAGCAGGTCGCTGCGGCACCGCCACCCAGGTAGTCCTGCGGATCAGGGTAGAACGTGATGACTGGCGGAGACATGTATCCCGTGCCAGAGTTCGCCACCGACACGGAGTGAACGGAATACTCCAGGACGGGTGATGCCTCGGCCTGCGTGACGGCGCCGCCACCAAACAGCGCTACCGTCATTCCGGTGGCCGTAGCACCCGTACCTCCAGATAGCACATCGGACCCGACAACCACTCCCTCGTCGGTGTCAACGCCGATCACCACATTGGCGCCCGTCAGTCCCTGGGTGTTGTAGAACGCGGCCACGGGTGTGCCGGTGTAGCCAGATCCGACAGAGAGGAACTCCAGGCCCACAAGGCTCCCTTGGACGTTGCAGGTAAACGCAGCACTGCTGCCCTGCCCGCCGACAAAAGACACCTGCGGGGCGGCCGTGTATCCAGTACCGCGGTCGGTTAGCCGCACGCCGCTGACCCTGCCGTTGGCGACCGTCACCACTGCCGCCGCTGACGTTGTCGCCCCGCCGCCAGTAAACGCGGCCCCCGGGACGCTCGCGTAGCCATTGCCGCGGTCGATGACCTGCACTTCGGCAACGTAATACTTCTGGCCCGAGGTCGATCCGACAGGGGCCGCAAAGCTCGCCGGCTTGGAGATACCCAACGGTTCCAGGTAGGGAGTCTCACCGTCCCAGCGGAACCCACGGCCGTGGCCGTCCACGCCGTACATGTCATGCCGGCCTTTGAAGAACGTCACGGGCTTGGTGCCGGCAAACGACAGGACGCTAGCGGTGGCTGCTGCGGCGCCAGACGAAAACGACACGGCCGGGGCCGAGGTGTATCCCGTTCCGGCGTTGGTGATGATCACGCTCTGGACCATGGTGCCGGCCATCTGAGCGACTGCCGCCGCGCCAGTCCCGCCGCCACCGGAGATGGTCACGGACGGCGCAGAGCCGTAGCCGCTGCCACCAGTGCCCACCGTCACCTTGACCACCCCAGAGCCAAGCTGCATTAGACCGCCCCCTTGGCAACATAGATCCCGCCTGCGGCGTTCTGATAGACCAAGTGGCCTGTGGTGCTGTGCTGAAAGTGAAACATCTGCACAACGGCTGTGGTGGAGCCGGTGTGCGTGGCGAACGACACGTTGGTCATGCCGCTGCGGACAACGACAGACCCCGGCACCAGGGCTTGCAGATTGACCTGCGTGGCCGCCGCAGTCGCAGGCACGGAGTAGGGGCTGGCGTTAGTGACCAGTCCCTTCCATGAGTCGATAACGATCATCCCTGGTCTGGCATGAGCGGGCTACGCCAGCCCCCATAATGGTAAATCTGTCGGCTGCGACCACTGAGCGGAGCGAGCTGGTCCTGCTCCATCGCCAACCTGAGATCCCTTTGGTACATCTGGAATGCCTTGTCCACCGCCTGTCCGCGGATGCGGGCCAGCCAGTAGTCGCAGCAGCTATCCAGGGCGGCCTGCATGTGCGGGGCCACATCCATCGGATCGGTGATCAGGTATTTGGTCGAACCCGATACCGTCCCAGAGTCCTCGGTAGTCAGGGCCGTGGATGATCCCACGGTGGCAATGCGGCTCTCCGACACCCACGGCGTCAGCGACTCAATCGGCCCCGGGATGTTGGTGACATCGCCCACTCGCAGGATCGAACCCACCATCGCAGACGAGAAGGCCGTTCCCGTTCCGGTGACGGTGGTGGTGCTGCGGCTGATCGTCCCCTGCCGCAGGGCTGCCTCATGGCCGGAATAGCGAATCGGCCTGGCAGTACGCCGGTAGGTGAAGTCGATGGTTTCCTTGGCAGTCGGCCAGCCCACCAACTTGATCGCCCAGCTCGCACCGTGGGGATCTTTGATCAGCGTCCAGTGGTAGGGCTCGCCCGACGAGTTGCTCACCCGTTCGATCTTCATCGCCTCATCGGGGGTCACATACAAGCCGCTCCACCAGTTGAACTCGTCGCTGGGCTCGTCCATGTTTTTGAAGTCGGACGGCAGCGGGTAGATAGTGCGGAACAGGGTGAATGGTGACCCGGGGGCCACATCGATTCCAGAGAAGGCCGACTCCAGCGTGACCGCCGTGGCGCTGGAATAGGAGGCTAGGGGATACGAGCGGTCGCCCGTTCTGATCGTCCAGTGCTTGGCGTTCGCCGCCGTCACGCCGGCCGTTGCAAAAGACCCGCCAGTGAGCGTCACGGCCCCGGAGGTCACTCCGATGGTCCCGGTGGTATATGCCGGGTTGGTGACAATGCGTCCGTGAACGGAGTAGTAGCCCCAGTCCCGGATCGTTGTCAGCTCGTTGTACGCCCGGTGAATGGCGGAGCGGATGTCGCGCTGCTCGGCATCCTGCGGCCCGCCGTAGGAGGAGACGATCAGGGATTCGACTAGGTCGTAGTACGTGCTGTAGCCCACTTACTCCCCCTCCACCGGAACTTCACCGCACCGGCTGCGGCCTGACAAACAGAGCCTCCAGCCCCGCCTTCACATCACTCCCCAGCAACTCCAGCACGCGGGCTTCAACCTGTGCCTGCGTGTAGTCGCCAGCCGTGTCGTATGCTCCCTCGCTCCAGAGCGCCACCGGCTGCGGGCAAGGTCGAATCCTCGCCACGCAAGACTTCCGCTTGCTGTTGTCGATGACGGTGATGTCCAGTTCCGATACCGTAATCGGCTTTTGGATTCGCACCTCGCCATTGCTGCGAGTGTAGGTCGGCGGCTGGATGGTGATGGGCTGCGGAAGTTGCATTGTGATATCTCCTATGGGCAAGACGGCGGTGGGTTGGGGACGAACTCTCCAGCCGTGCCGCCATCGTTGCAGGCCGAGCCAGTGAAGGTGGCCGTGCCGCCGACGTCGCCAAAGTTGATCGAACCGTCGTTGAAAGTCGCGTCTCCGGTGACGCTGCCGTAGTCGTTAAACGAACTGCCATTGAACGTCGCGTTGCCGGTGACGGTGGCAGCGTTGACCGAACTGTTGTTGAACGTCGCGTCTCCGCCGACGATGCTGTCGCTGCCGTTGTACGAACTGCCATTGAACGTCGCGTCTCCGGTGACGGTGCCGTAGTAGTTGTACGAAATGTTGTTGAACGTCGCGTTGCCGGTGACGGTGCCGTTGTTGTACGAACCGTCATTAAACGTGGCGTTGCCGGTGACGGTGCCGTAGTTGAACGAATTGTCGTTAAACGTCGCGTTGCCGGTGACGGTGGCGAGGTTGTCGCCGTAGTAGTTGGCCGAATTGTCGTTGAACGTCGCGTTGCCGGTGACGGTGGCGCCGTTGAACGAACTGTCGTTAAACGTCGCGTTGCCGGTGACGGTGCCGTAGTTGAACGAAATGTCGTTAAACGTCGCGTTGCCGGTGACAGTGATTGCAATATTGATCCCTAATCCGTCGTTATTAGGGTCATTGCACGTCAGATTCACAACGGTCGGCGCACTGCCGCTGTTAGTTTCGCACGTTGCACTGAGAACAACACTATCGCTGCTGGTTGGCAGGGTAGTTGCCTGAGTGGTAAACGCACCGCTCGTCCACCAGTTGCCGAGCGTGTTCCAGTTGCTGTCGACCGCGCCGTTGAAGTACAGAGTTCTGGCCTTCGCCAGCGGTCGCAACAAGCGAGGGTTCATCGGCATGCGACTACCCCTTGGCCATCACGGTCATGGCGCAGGTGGTCGCACCCACAACCACTGGCACCACATGATTGACGGCGAAGCAGGCGTCCGGAACGGGATGGATGCCGACCGTCAACGCCGTAGACAGGGCCGAGCCATCTGCGTAAATCTGGCGTGGAGTCACGCCAGGATCGACGGTCCCGAACCAGTTGATCTGCGTGGCGCCGTTGGTGTTGGCAATCATCACGCACGCCCCGCCAAACCGGCCAAACGGGAACTGACCCGAGGTGGTCGCGGCCGAACTGTTGGCCGTGATCACGGACCCGGGGCTAAAGTGCCTGGCAATCTCGTTCATACTCCTCGTCCTTTCGCTCGGTATGCATGCTTCTCAATGACCTTGGCCCGCAGCTCGCTCGCCCTGGCCGATGGGTTCTTTCGCTTCTCTTTGCGGACGGCGTCCTGAATGATCGACTCCGCCAAGACGGTGCGCTGCGGAGGGGCAGGGCCGGGGTCGTAGTTCACGCTGCCTGAGACGGCCATGCGACGGGCCTTGGCCACCTTCAGCACATCGTCGTTGCTGCTGACCCAGGCGGCCGGATCACGCCAGCCACGCTTGTCGGCAATGCCCGCGCAGTAATACTTGCCCGAGGGGTTGATCCCGGCCTGCTTGGCCTCACGGATCATGTACTTGGCCTGGAGCTTTGGCAGGCTGTCGAACTGCTCGTTGTTCTGCCGGCCTTCCAGGAAAGCCCTCTCCGTGCCCTTGGTGCCGGGAGGGCATTGGAGGGCGCACATCTCCGCCCAGCGTTCGCCGTAGGGCAGGGCGGCTTCGTAGGTAGCGACAGCGTCTCGGCCGCGGTCAAGAATGGATTTGGGGACCATATAGGACTATTGGGCTGGAGGGGCTTCGGGAGGTGCTTCTGGGCCTGGAGGCGGGCCTGGGGGCGGGGGAGGCGGCGGCGGGACAAGGAACTCCGCAACGTCCATCTGGTTGACCTTGCCCCAGGTGGTGAGCATGGCGTTGAAGATTTCCGGCCTGCCGGACTGCATCAGCCCCTGGGAGACGGGGGCGATGATCTGCATGAAGGTGTTCAGGTTCTCTGTCTTGGTGGCGATGTTCGGCTTGCGTGCCGAGCCGGCCTCCACGCGGTACGAATATTCCCTGACTATGTTGTCGGGGGCTTCGTTCTGAACGTGCATGCCCCAGGCTTGCGCCGCCAAAGGGCCGAGGAGCGGTTCGACATCCTGCGGGTAGATCAGCCAGCGGGCCATGAGGGCCTCTTTGCGGGCGACCTCCGACAGACGGTCCTCCAACGTATTGGCGTAATCGTCGGGCCTGACCGAAATCTGCTCGCTCTTCACGGCAGCTTCTGCTGCACTTCTGAAGGCTGATCTGGTCATACCGTAAATGAGCTCGGTCAACCCGACGCGGCGGTCGAACATCTCCGTAACGGCCTGGATGATGTTGTACATGTCCTGGGTGACACCAGGCATCTGGAAGACCGAGATCACATCGTTCACCGAGCGTCCCACGGCTTCGGAGATTTCAACGATGTTAAAGCCGCCTTCGCTCTTCTCCAGGATCTTCGATTTGATATCTGGGTCCGCGGCCTTCGCCACACCGATGAGCGTCTGGGAGGAAGTGGCGATCCTGGTCGCTAGGAAGGACATCGCCCAGTTGATGAAGCGAAGCTCTCCGATGCCAGGTTTGATCAGACTGATCGGCCAGGAGTATCCAGGCTGGCGATGCCAATCCAGAAGCGTGAACGGCCAGCCGTTCGGCTCGGCCCAGAACGGGATCGGCCACTGGCATGACATGAACATGGACTGCGGGACACCCGACTCGTCCACCTCTTCCTGCAACATGGCCGGCGGAGCGTTGAGCGGAAAGTCCACGCCTTCGGCCACAACGATGTAGCAGTTGGGGCCAAGAGCATCGAACTTGCCACGCAAGTCCTTCTCGGCGTCCTTCAGCCGATCCCCAAAGCCGGTCTTGGAGTAAATCTCCCAGTAGCAGATGAGGTCGTTGGTCTTGCCCGTACGCTTCTTGTGTTCGTAGCCGCGGTCGCCCTGGTCGGCGCGGGAAGAGTAGGATTCGATGTGCCCCTTCATGTCCTCTCGGGACAAGCCGAACTTGGCGGACACCTCATCGATGGGCTGGATCCGCTTACGGGCAACCCAGCGGATATCCTCAAACTCATCAGCATCCGGATCCCAGACAAGGTTGTCGATGGAATCGTAGAAGGATCCGGCAAACCTGACTGCCGAGCCGGGCGGCTGGTACAGCTCATGCCACCACACGCCCGCGCCCTTGATGAACGCCTCATCGACCACCTTGCGGGTGTGCCGCTTGAGATCCAGTTCATTGGGCGTGTAGTTCAGGTAGTCTTCCAGCAGCCTGGCGATGAGCTTGCGCCGCTCATACAGCATGCCCTGCTGCTCAACGGCCTGCTGGTAGGCCATCATCATCGGGTCCGGCATCATCACCGGCTGGCCGTCTGGGCCGATGATCGGCTGGCCATCAGGGCCCATCTGCGGCACGGGAGGCTGCGGCTGCACGCCCAGGAGCGCCGGCCCGATGACCGGGTACTCCTTGGCCGTCACAGTCCGCTGGGGGTTCCGGTGGTGGATGACCGAGCCGAAGAGCGTGACGGCCTCAAAAACACGGTTCACAACCATCCGGAACGGCGGCGGGTCAATGCCCTTGTTGTAGCCCCGCTCGCCACGCGCATGCTCGTTGGCCCACATGGCGTTCGGGTCGGACGAGTAGAAGCCCATGGCCTCCTTGGCATCGTCCGAAAAGACCTTCTTGTGCTTCTCTCCCTGCTTGATGCACTCCAGCCAGCGCTTGGCTATCGGGCGCAGAGGGTTTTCGTCAGACATGGCGTCTCCTACTGACTAATGCCCTCACTTGGCCTTTTTGGGCTCCAGGGCCTCCAGCTTCTTCTCCAGCAGGGCCAGCCGCTCGGAAAGCAGGGAAATCCGGGGATCCTTGGGGCGATGCTCCCAGAAGCCGTACTTCTTCCACTCCGGGAACTCATTCACCCCTTCGTCCGTGACATGGTGGACCGAGGGCTTGATGCTCACCCCAGCCTCCCCAGACATGGCGTACAGGGTCACCGTCCTGGACGCCGCCTTGCAGACGATGGCTGGCACATGCGGGGCGCCTTCATGGGTCTGGAACAGGACGATCTCACCAACTTCCGCCTTCGGCATCTCGTAACTCATCGCTTAATACTCCCACTGGGGGCTAGGAAAATACACGGGTCTTCGGACTTCCGTTGTCTCATCAGACGATTGGCATGCCACTTCACCCACCACGGCTCTGGGCCAACCTGCGTCGGCGGCCGGTGGTACTTGGGTTCGTAGGCGCAGAGGTACTCCGCGGTCTGGCAGGCGTGAACCTCGCCCCGCGTCTGCGGCTCGTCGGTCACGTAGACCTGGCCGTTGACGGTGGTGGTCTTCTTGCGATACCGCTTCAGCTCCCGTACGAGGTTCGGGCAGCCACCTTCCAGGATTTTGAACTTGGTGGTCCCGTCACCGCGGATGTGCATGTACTGCCGCACCATGGCCGTGCGGGCCGGGATGTCATCGGATCCCGGGAGGAACTGGTGGGCCGTGAGGGCGAAGCGGAGGTTCCGTTTCTTCAGCTCCTCGGAGTACATCTCATGTGGCAGGCGGCCCGAACCCAAGTCCCGGAGGGCGCCGCCGTGCATGTCCATGATGGCGGCGTAGATGTACTGGTTCTGAGCCTTGGCAAAGAACTGCTCGCCCCAGATCAGGGCATTGCAGTTGCGGATGTACAGTTCGTCATAGAAGAGGATGAACTTCTCGTCCGGCGGGACCGCAGCGAACAGCGTAGCCATGACGGCATGGCCGGGGTCAATCGCCACGTACCGCGTCCAGTCCGCCGGGATCTGGCCGTCAGGAAGTTCCGAGCGGCCCATCATGTGGACCGACGCATTGAACGTCGGGTACATCAGCGTGGAGCCGGTGGTGAACTCACCCTCGGCTCGCATCTTCAGTTCGTCCTGGCCGAGGGCCGCCCACCGCTCCAGGTTCTTCTTCTTCTCTTCCTGGTCGATGTGGTCGTTGTCCAAAAAGCGCAGGACGAACTTCCGGATGATCGGGTCTTGGACACCATCTTCCTCGGCGCGGTCGGCCCGCTCGCACAGGCCAAGCAAGGCATCATTCTTGGACCACGGCATGGCCGACCACACAAAGCGACCTTTGCGATCCGAGAGGCGGGCCTGCATTTCGCCCACCCACCGCTCGTTGTTGATGTCCTCGTCGATATGGACGAGGTCTGCCTGGAAGCCCTGCGGCGGCTCGCCCTCGGAAGAGAAGCAGTAGATCGTCCAGCCGTTGGTCAGGTCCGCCTTATTGAGATAGCCTGCGTTCTTCTGCGTCCACGCCATGTCTTTGATCATCCGTGGCGGGATCAATGGGGGAGCTGGCTTGGACTCGTCCTTGCGGTGACCATCGCTCGCCGGATTGAAGGCACGCCAGGCTCCGGTCACTTCATCGCGGATAATCCGAAACGCCCCGGCTTTGAAAAGCATGGGATAGACCACCATGCCGATGTGCTGCCAGTTCTTGCCGATGATTACCAAGTTCCCGTTTTCCTTTGGGTACTTGGCGTGCGGATCCTGGCCTGTCGCCGCGCGGGCGTCTTCAATGAATGTGCATGCACTCTTGCCGCTACGGTTGCCTCCGATGACCAGTCGCTCGCTCGCCCGGCAGGAATGGAACGCCTCCTGTTTCGGCATCGGAACCCAAAGGCGCAGGGCCTCCAGACGGCGCTCAGTGAGCGCGGTCTGAACGTCCTTCATCTGCGTCAGGGCGTGCTGCGTGAGCCCGCCTATCGGCCCGTCAGCCTTCGGAGGCGGCGGGATCTTCGGATGCTTTCGCACGCTCGTTCAATTGCTGGATCGTTGGCGAAGACCATTCGCCGCAGTAGTCATTCCGCGCTACCGCCGGGAAGCTCACCACCGGGGGCATGCGATGGCATCGCAGCAAGTCCGTCTGTGGTATGACCTCCGACCAGCGGCAAGTTCGGCACACTCTGTCCATCAATCACCTCAACTTTTAGACCAGCCACGCCCAGTTTCGGCCGGCATGGATCAAGGAAATGGCTGTTTGCGACACCCCGAACCACCTCGCCAGGAAAGTGCATGGCCCGCCGTGACTGCCCCGCACTGGAGGATTCCGCCGCAGGAAAGCCTTAATGCACCGCACCTCTGGCTCAGTTAGCTTGACCGTGCTGCTCCGCGCTCCACGCATGGACCGCCCTTTAGCGGCCTTGTCGGCCATGTTGTCGGCAGGAGTCCCCAAGAACAGGTGTTTTGGATTCACGCATATCGGGTTGTCGCAGCGATGGCAGACAAGCATGCCGTCCGGAATCTCCCCATTAAATTCGGCGTATGACACGCGGTGCGCATAGCGAGTGCGACCCTTGTCACTTACTGCCCCATAGCCTGTATTGAATCGCCCGCCCTGCCATTCCCAGCAACCGCTGTCTGCGACTACGGACTTACTGACCAGCCTCTCCTTAACAGACTTCCTCATGGCTCCCGGTTTGCTCCTCCACCGACCGAATCCTCAGGCGCCGTTTGGGTCGCGCGGTCTACATAAACCACAGTTTGCTGCTCGGGGGCGGGGATCTGAGGCGCGGGAAGGCCCGGCACGCTCTCCACCACATTGACATGCTGCATGCTCATGGCCGCCTCAAGGACTTGCCGTCGCAGCTCGGCTTCCAGTTCCTCTTCGGTCATTAACTCCAATGGCTTCTTGGCACCTCCCATAGCCGTGTTTCCCACAACTAAGCGAACGACGGTGTCAAGCATCTTTGTGCGGAAGGCACCGCCGACTGGGGCTTCGTAAAATTGTTTCAGGAATGCGTTTGCGAACCCACGGACGCCGCCGAAGTAGTCCATGAGGATCTCAAGGAGCTCCGACGAGTGCGGGATGTTCGCACCGCCAAGCCGAGAGGCTTTGACGAAGGAGTCGATGGCCGACTTCTCAATCCTGGCCAGCCGCTTGTTGCGGACCTGTTTACGCTCACCCTTGAGCTTGTCGTTCCGGCAGCGACGGCACCGCGCGTGCAGCCCATCCTTGGACTTGTGAAAGTTCTCGGTGGTGGCGGGATACGATGTCCCGCACTGAATGCAAGTCTTATACGTTGACACTCTTCAGCCAGGCCGGCGGCGATATGTCTACCAGCTTCACGCCTGGATCGACGTTCGCCTCCCAGCATGCCTTCATCTTGCTGCTGATATCCTTCGCCGCCAGCACCTGCGGCTTACCAACACACTTCGGCTTCCAATGACCGGCCCAGGCGTCCCAGTTGCAGTACACCGGGCTATAGCCAAGTTTCTGGGAGCCGACCATGGACAGGTCGCGGGTCATTGTCACATCTTCAGTGGAAGCCTTCTCAGCGCAATACTTGTCCTTCCACTCGTAAAAAAACCACGGCTTGTCGGCTTCGCTCTTGGGTTCCGTAAGGTCGAAGCATCGCATGTCGTACATGATCAGCCCGGTCGGCAACGCGGCGCACTCCTGGATGCCGGCCATCTTCACGGCAGTGTGGCGGTCGTACATCTCCAGTTGGAAGTCGGGGTTCGGATTGTCTGAAGCCCAGTTGTTCCACCGGAAGACATACACGCACTCCTGCGGCGGCGGGCCACAGTACGGGGCACCAATGCAACATGGACCCTTGTGGTAGTGGTTGATGAGGAAGTCCAGACTGCTCTTGAAGAACGGCCGGGAGCCAGGATGGCCGGCGAGCATGTCCGGCTTCATGTCGCTGTCCACCATCACCAGAACGTCCACGCCGTACTCCCGAGCCTGAATGACAGCCCGGTTGCGGGTCATGGTGATGGGCGTGTCTGACAGGTTCCAGACGCGGATGCTGCCCACGCGGTCATCCTTGGAGAGGTCAAGGACTACGGGGATCATCCATTCGCGCACATCTGGGTGTTCTGACGAGATGCCGCCGTTGCCACCGTAAGAGAAAGTAACGATGCCGACGTTGAACTTTTGCTGCATATGTCACCTCGGGGGATAGGTAGACAAGTTTACACTAGCGCGCCGCCGGATGCAACTATATCTGCTGCATCATTGAGTAGATGCGGCGGTTGGCCGGGGACATGGAGACCAGCCACTGCTTGTTGGCCTGCGAATTAATTGCCGCCATATGCGCGGCTCGCGACTTCTGAAGCTGGTCGGCCTGATCAGTGGGCTGGCCACTGGCGGCCTGGTTGGCGGCGCTGACCCTCGCCAGTGCGTCCTTCTGCGTCCACTGCCCTGTCACATTGTTAAACGAGCCGTTCGCCACAGCGGCCATGCTGGCTTTTCTCATCAAATCCTGCTGCTGCTGCGCCAGGCCAGAACGCCACACAGCATCTGCCGTGGCGTTAGGGTCGCTTGCCTCGGCCGCCGACAGTGCGCCCTGATACTCGGGCTCCTTTTTGCTTGGCCCGGCCTTTCTCCGAATGCGGTAAGCGCCGTCCTCACCGACCGTCGCCTTGTCAACGCCTCGCCAGTCGTAAATGGTGTACTCTGGGCCCGATGGGGTGTCACGCTTTGTGACGCGATCCCCACGTTGCAGATCCCCGAACATCGGCAATGAGGTTACATCTGCGCCAGTCAAGAGCTTTTCCTCTGGCCGCAACGGCTTAAATGCGGCTCGTCCTTCACGCTCTTGTTTCATTAGGTAGTGGTACGCACTGGGGTCCATGCCGGCCGCGGTTAGCCGCTTAGTCGCCTCGTCCTGCTTTTTGCGGTAATCGTACTCCGCCGTCAGCTTGTCCATCTCCTCTTGTGGGAAAGCTCCGCTGTCCTGCGCAGCCTTTAGCACCTGTTGGTATGCGGCTTCGTACCCGCGCCCACTGCCTCCGCGCTTCTCGGGCTGCATGGCGGCGCGATTAAAATCACCAATTAGGTCGCGGATTAAATTGGGGCCCTCGGCGGGAGTAGGCA